TTATCGCAAGGTTTCGCGCCAGCAACACTGCCCCTACCCATCAGGACTGTTTAATCACTGACCTTAGAGCCGCAGACTAGGTATGACATCCACGGGTAACTATACATTCTTGCGTAACGTAGTGCCCGAAGCACTTAGGGTAGTCAATCAGGGCTTTTGCAAGCCCCCACTTCAGACCGCGTCAGCGGTTAAGTGGCGGGTGGTTGACTATCCCTGTCCCCCTCTTTTTCGATCGCGCCCGCCTCTATCCTTTTACTGCACCCCGTCCAAATGTGATTTTTACTTCCGGCGCATTGCGTTCCGTTCCATAAGCACGACGCGCAGATCGGGTTGTCCAGAATCTCGTAACCTTTTTCATGGCAGTCTGCCAGAGCCTCGTCTAGCTCGTCGTATGTCCTCAGCGTTCTGGACTTGTGCTCTCTCCACCCAGCCGCGCAGATATATTCGTAATGTAGCTCAAACATCAGGCTACCTTCCTGTACACGCATCCGGTGTAAACGTGGTTCGCCTCGCCGTTGCACTCTTTTCCGAGTAAAAGACATCCCTCACACATCGGGTTAATGATCAGCTTGTGATGGAATTTCTTGCAAGCCTTGATCGCTCCCTCGTATTCCACATAGCTCTCCAGATGAAGCTCGTGGTCTATCGTCTCACCGTGCACGTTTTTGCTCCGGTATTTGATCTCGTAAGTAGCCATTATCGCACCTCGATCTTTCTTGTGATTCGTTCCAACGGCGTCAGGAACTCGAATTCCTCGACTTTCCCGTTATTCGCTTTCGCCACTCGTTCAGCGGTTTCCCTGTCATCCAGACAAGCGAACCTTTTCCCGTCAACAGTCACATTAAAATATCGCGTCATTCAGATCCTCCTTGCACCACACAGTCCCAACGCACCCGTCACTGCTGTCCCAGATGTCGTGGACTTTGTACCGACAGTTGATCCCTTTTCCGTGGTTTGTTGGCTTAATCGCCACAATGTGATGTCCGCCGATGTTGCAGACAACGTTTCCGATTTCCCCTTGCTCGTAGTTTTTGGACAGCCACTTGCAGAACTCGTCTCCGGTGAGTTTCTTCCCGTTCTTCCGTCTCGGCTGTTTGCACCGCCGCCACCCCTTGTATTGCATGTACTCACTGATCGTCTTGTTGTCCCCGATGCTGTAGCCGGACTCGCTCGACAGATAAGCCAGTTCAAACAGAACTCGTTCGTATTCAATGTCCAGCGCCGTGCTCAGAGCTCGAATCAGGCAATCTCCCGTAAACTTGCCTTTTGGATTCCGATTGTAGAAGACAAACGTCGAGGTCTCAGGATATTTCTTCTCTCTTCTCGTCATCTTCTCAATCCTTCCCGTCCCGTGTGTTGATGGTCAGCCAGATAGCCGCATATACAAGAGGCGTCACGAGCCAATCAATGTTATACACAACAGAAGAGCTGAAGTCGCTCTTCGCCGCGCCCTCTACCGTTCCGTTAAAGACCACGCGGTTTGTGTAGGAGTCAAAGATCACTAACCGATTTTCTTCGTATTTCGACATCTCGCAGAATTCGTAAACCGTAACCATTGTTCTCCCCCTCTCAGCAGTGCTTCCGATACACCGGAATCAGCGCCCGGCACCAGTCTTCCGCCCCGCCCTCGCGCGGGTGATCCATCGACCAGTCCAGAAACTCGCCAGTGTCCAGAGCGTCCAGAATCTTTTCGTAGAAGTACAGCGGTCGACCCTTGATCTCTCGCTCAACGTATTCGTCCCACTTCGCACGCTTTTTCTCTGCCTCTGCCTCGACAAGCTTCCTGACCCATTCCGGAAGCGTGATCGGGAAAACATCGTAGTGGATATTCCCGGCGTTTGTCACCCGAGTCAGATTCTTGTAGTCCCCATGTTCGTAGACTGTCTTGTCTGCGAAAATCAGGCATCCCGGAAACTGTCCAACGAACAGATCCTCGCGTTCTTTTAGCACTGTGCTCCCCCCTTCAGCAATTCCGAATGCTTCTCAGCATTTACTAGACACCAAAAATGGTGTCCCCCCACCATCTGTAATTATATCAAATTGCAAAGAGGAAAACAATTGACATTATGCACAAATATCTGTGTTTATATTTGCGCTTTATGGCACGTCCCTTAGCATTTTCCGTTCTTCTTGTCTACGTTTCTGGCGATCTCCTCCCAATTTTCTCCTGTGATCGCCCACATCTTGCTAAGAATCTCTTCTTTGGACTTTCTTCCCAAGTTTCTAATTCTTTCTAGCCCGTAAGACCCCTCGTTTAAAATTCGATTTTCCAGTTCTCCTAGTGTGCGGATACCGCTCCTCCCCAAACAAGTTTGTGACCGAACAGATAGTTCCATCTCTTCGATCTTCATTCTGCTGGCGTCTTCCCTGACGCTGTCGCTCTCGTTTGGTTTTCCCGCCATCGCCTCTTCGCTTTGTTTTTTGGCGTTCGCGAGTTGCGCTTTCAGTTTTAGCGTTTCGTCTTTAATCTGGCGCATCAGTTCCAGTTCTTTTGCCGAGTGGTCAATGATTTTGACAACAGATGGATGCCGAAGCTTCCTGACTGCTTTTTTCGTGATCTGGCGCACCCTTTCCCTTGTGACGTTGAAGTCTCTCCCGACTTCATCCATCGTTTTGTCTTCCTTGAAGTATTCCAGAACGACGTCTCGCTCCCTCGGAAGTAGGGTGTCGATCGCCTTGAGCAGTCTGTCTTCAATGTCCTCTGGCGGGACTTTGTCGTAAGGCATGTAAATTTCATCGAGGAGATTATACGGCCACGGTGCTTCATACGTCGTGCTTTCATCCAGATAATTCTTTCTCTTGGTCGTTTTCAAGTATTGCTCATAGCCAAAGCGTTGTTGCTTTTTAAACCACTCTGCGTCCACAGATTCGTCCATACCGTCCGTCCTGCCGGTCAGGTAGTCCAAAGACACGCCAAAAAGATCAGCTGCTTTCACAAGGCTTTCTGTGGTCATGCCAAGGTCTCTGTGTAGCCATCCGGTCAGTGTGCACTGCGCAATTCCGAGTTTGCTCGCAATTTCTCTTTGAGTTAAAGGAGAAGCGTTCACGAGTTCGCAGAAACGTTTCCTCAGAGGTTCATACCTGTAGTTGTTTGCTCCGTCCGGCTCGCTCTTCGGTCTATACTCTGCGTTCGTGCGGATGATATAGCCGGCGGTCTTCTGCGCCTCTTGGATGATTTCGTTCCCTTTTTCGATGCACCGTGTCATTTCCTCGATCATTTCTTCGAGTTCCCTGATAGAAGTGCTGACTTTTTCGCTCTTCTCATCCATCGGTGCGCCTTTCCGCACAACAACGGTCTCAATAGCCGACATGACAGCCGACTTGTAGCTTTCCGGAACCTCTTTCCGGAGTTTCTGAGTCAGGGTGGTCGGGGCTATTCCGAGTTCCATCGCCACTTCCCACTGCTTTACCCCTGCCTTGCTCATTTCGTCTCTGATCTCTGCGTTCGCTGATTTATTGTAGTGCATTTGTATTCTCCCTTCTAGTGTTTCTTTATCGCCATCTCTCTACGCACGTATGCAAGCTGTCTCTACCTTGCCTTTCGGCTACCGAGTTCCTGCACTTTTCAAGGGGGAGAGCCACCCCGAGATTTTCTATCATGCCACCGAAGCTATTTCAGCGTCATAAGCATAGTATAGGATATTGACTGCCGCGTTCACATCTCTGTCATGTTTCTTCTTGCACGACCGGCATGTCCATTCACGGTCCGACAATTTCAGGTCAGTCTTGATCTCTCCACAGTAGGAGCATCGTTTCGAGCTCGGTGTCCATTGCCCGATCTCGCGGATTTCCCGCCCGTGCCACTTTGATTTATATTGCAGTTGGTTCAGGATCTCCCCCATCGCCGCATCTGACAGCGCATAGGCAAGATGTTTGTTGCGGAACATTCCCTTGACATTCAGCGACTCTACCGCTACCGCTCCGTGGTTTTCTACTATTCGTCTGGTAATGTTGTGATTCCAGTCAGCCCGTTTCCGCTGAATCTTGCGCTCTATTTTTGCTTTTTTGAGTTTTGCATTCTCGTAGCCATTCGACACTGTGAGTTCAGGGTTCTTTTTTCGAGCCTCTCTGAATTCTTCGTTTGCCCACCCTTGCCGCCTCGACATCTTGCGGTTCAGAAGCTTTAGTTCTCTCTTGCGTTCTTTTTTGAACCGCTTGTTCTCAAATTTTGTTCCGTCTGAGAGAATTGCGATGTCCTTAATGCCGACATCGACTCCGACCGCTTGATTGTCTCCGGTTTTCATTTGCTTGTAGACATTCAGGAGCTTGAAGCAAATCCAACAATCTCCGCAGTTGTCAACGCTGATCGTAACGGTCAGTTTTTTGTTCTTGTCGATCTTGCAATAGTCCGGGAAATTCACTGCCCCCGCTTCGTCAAACCGGATTTTCTGGTTCCACCCGCGAATCTTGCACCGTCCAATCTTGTTGAGCGTGATGTAAAGCACGTTATGGTTTTCAGATTCCTCGATCTTACTACAGGTCTCTTGGTAGGTATAGCTCGTTCTCGGATGTCTCGAATTGTAATACAGCGGTTTCTGGTATTCGATGGGCATTTTCCCGAGGCTCTTTGCTAAGTCTACCGCAATGCAACTGTTCTTCCCCATTAAAGCACCAGCCGGAACGCATTCGATAATCGGATGTTCTGCCATAAGCCTGTTCTTCCATTCGGCTTTCTGCGCCGCTTTCAAGTCCGGAAAATGGACGATTTCTCCCGTCTCGTTCTTTTCCTTGTCCAGCTTTTTGACTGCTCTGGTATTTTCAAAGTTGTTGAACATCTCCCAGAGCGTGCAATTATAAAACACTCGGAGCCCGATCAGCGCCTTATCGATCAGCTCTTTCTGTGTTTTGTTGACATACAGTCGGCATTTCATCGTATATGCCGGTATCAGATCGTAACTCATTTTTTCTCCTTCTTCTCTCTTGTTCTGTCGGCTGTGTGCACGAAGCGCTACTTGACCAACAACCCATAAGTATCTTGCTCTCAGCTCGTGCGTGCGTGTGAGGCGCTACTGGAGGAGGCTGAGAAGCTTTATAGTCCTTTGTCGCTCTCAGCTCGCGCGTGCGTGTGAGGCGCTACTCGGCGGCCGTGCAATATTTCCGTCTCAGCTCGCGCGTGCGTGTGAGGCGCTACTGCTTTCGTCGCGCCACGGCATGTCTCAGCTCGCGCGTGCGTGTGAGGCGCTACTGCAAACCGCTCGGCTATGCCCCGCGCTCATGCGCGATAGTGTAAGCGATAACTACTTTGTCTTGCGACTACCGTTTTCTTACACCGTTAAAGTCCGGCTGAGCCTCGGACTTGACTTTTAATATCTTGTGTGCTAAAATTTGTGCATATACTATATTTTGTGCTCCATGCGGTATCTCTCTAGCGCGTTCGCGCGAATTGCAACTGCGCTTTTGCGCGTTTGCGCAAGCTGTCTCTACTTTGCCTTTCGACTACCGAGTTCTTGCGCTTTTCAGGGGGAGAGCCACCCCGAAAGTATGACTATTAAATTATAAGGAGGTGATAAAATTGCCCATCCAATGGAAAGTTGACCCTGCCGATCTTTTGAAGAAACACGGCTACAGCAGTTACCGCATCCGTCAGGAAGCGGTTTTCGGTCAGGAAACCTACCGCAGTCTCCGCCAGCGGAAGCCGGTCTCTTGGGATGCCCTCGGGAAAATCTGCGAGATAACCAAACGGCAACCCGGCAGTCTTATTGAATATGTCCGCGAGCCGAAGACATCAGATCGACCGGATGATGTCCAGAGCAACATAGATAAGCCCGACGCCGTTGCAGAAGTCCTCCCTCTCGAAGAGAGCGACAGCTCCCTCTAAGAGCGCCTCGATGTCCGGAATGATCTCTGCCGGGCACCTCTCGCCTTCTTCTGATCTTTCGTTTTTGAGTTTTCTCCATCCCAAGTCTGGATGCATTACTTTTCCCCCTCTTCGGTTTTCTGTAATATGCGGGTTTCGTACCGTGTATGTTTCCCGCTTGGGTATGCAAACTTCTTGCCGGGTTCTTTTCTTGTGTACACGAGGTCTTTCTCGTGTGGCAATTCGATTTGTGTCTTGAGGTAGACGTCATCCCTCAGTGTCAAATAGGTCGAAAGGTTCGGGATTCCTTCAACAAGTTCCCCGTTAACGTAGAGCTTGATGGTGTAGAAGTTGGCGCAGTTCTTTTCGATCTCGGCGTTCCACTCTTCTTCTATCCCAACCGACTCAACCTTAATGTTGCAGTATTCCGTTTTGATCGGTCCTACGCCTTCGAAATCGCACAGCGTCTTTGCGCTCTTTGGTTGTATAAACCGAATTCGGCTCAGCCGCGTTTGCGGTCTTCTTCTGTACATTGGCATCCCCCTTTCAGTTCTTTCTCAAGCTTGTCCAGTGCCTCGGTGTCCTTATAGCCAACAAAGTTCACAAAGTTCCCGGCAAATACCACACGCTTTTCACCGGTCGCTCTGTCTTCTTCCTTGATAAACGCGCTCGCGCACTTTCCATCGTAGCCGTCCACCCACACGCGAATTGCATGGGCGGCTTCCTTCATGCTCATACACGGCGAATTCAGCCAGTTTGCGCAAGCTCTTCCGCCTTCAACAAAGATTCCGGAGACCCAGTAGAACTTATCCATCAGTAATCCCCCATCGCGTCAACGAGTTCCCGGCGGAACGCGGTTTCCTCGGCGTCTCCCGGTGCCGCAGGACAGTCGAGGTATTCTCTGGCGACTGTCTTTGCATCCCGCTTTCCGAACTGTTCGACCAGATCCAGCCAGAATTCGAACCCGGATTGATACTGCACAGTCTTCTTTCCCATTTGCTTTACTCCTTCCTGTCCATTGCGGCACGGAGCTCGCGCCGGAACTTGCTTTCTTCTTCGTTGCCGTAGTCGACCGGACGGCTCAGGTATCTCTCTGCTACGCACAGCGCATCCTGATCGCAGAGTTTGCTCGCAAGCGCAAGCCAGAATTCTTCTCCGGTCCTGCAACTGATATCCTTCATCGGCACCACCCCGTCAGTCGCGTTCCATCTGAGCGTCCCGCCACAGATCGTAGTAGAAGTCCGGGTCAGGCTCGCAAGTGTCAGCGTCCACGTACTGGTCGCAGTCCGCCTCGCAATCGTCAGGGTCAGCCCCGTCTTCGATCATCATTTCAACGACTTCTTCGTCGTCCATGTCGAATTCAGCCCTGTCGAATCGACACCAGCACTCAGGCGGGTCATACCAAGTCCCATTGGTCCCACGGCAGTTGGCGCAAGTATCGCAAAGTTTCATCTTTCGTCCCCCTTTCTCAGATGCGGATGAAGTCGCTGATCTTCATCCCCGGAGCGTTCCACGGTGCAGACGGGCTGTATGAGCCTCTGTCTTCCCACTCGTCCTCTTCGGCAAACCGGCGATAGAACGGATTCCCGAGCATATCGTACTGACCGGTGATTTCGTCCCACACGTCCTCTTGGTCTTTGACCGGAAGCTCGGACTTCTCAAGACAAAGCTCGGCAACCCTCAGGGTTTCGACAAGCTCGTCAAGCTCAGCCTCGCTCTTGGTCGCGCCGACCATGCGAATCAGTTCCTCTTTTGAACGCGCCATCGTCACACCCCCCTCAGTGATCCGTACCGTAGCCGACCTCGCGGATTCCGCCGCCGACAATCACCATCTTCTGCGGGTCATTCGGGTCGTGCCATTTCCCGCGAAAACTGCAGTCTGTCGGTTGCATCCCAACCCCATTGATGCGGCTGATGTCCATTTCCATTTCGCACGGGAAGCAGTCCGCCATATCCATCATGTTGAAGATTTCCGCCGCCGTCATAATTTTCGCATCGAAATCCGAGGCGTCTTCGTCTGCGTAGTGGCTCACCACCAGATATCTGTATTTCTGCATGTTCTCGCTCCCTTCTGCCTCAGCGGCTCATCATGTCGTACACGTCCCACGTCTCGTACCGGAGAACCCCGATCCCGCCAGCTCGCTCGCCGTCCCACATAGGGCCGGCGTACCCATCGAACTTCGGGCGGTTATCCAGTTCCGCGCGGGGCACCAGACGCCCCTTCGCGCGGTCTCCGCTCCAGTCTTTGCTTCGTTCCGCCGTCATCTTCTCAGCGTCTTCCAGAGAGATTATGCCCGCCAGTGCACCGCCGATGAATTCGCAAACCAGTTTCATTTCGTTCTCCTTCCTCGTCCGTTCAAGTTCCTCGCACCCGTCTCGGGTGCCCCACCAGCATAATCATTATACACTAATAGCTGTGCTCTTTCAATTAGCGTTGTTCACAAATTTCTGTGCATGATTTTGTGAATTCTGCACAGCATTCACAAATGCCGGTCGGTCAGATGAAGTCGTGAACGCTCATCCCCGGCGCGTTCCACGGGCAAGACGGACTGTAGTCTCCGGCGTAGGCGCTTCTGTATTCCTGTTCCTCTAAAAGTTCCATGAGTTCGTCGTAGTTGTCGCCGTCATAGCCGTCCGGTCCGACAAGCAGAAGCAGATCGGCGGCTCTCCGGTTCCCCTGTACTTCCGCGTACTCGAAAATATCATTCATCGTCAGCATTGCCATTCTCCTTTCGATCCTCTACTTCCCATTTTGCAGAACATGTGAAGCAGTCCTGCCACTTCTTCGGCACACACGAGTCGGAAACAAACTCATTCCCGTCCCCGTCTGTTTTGACAAGCATCCGCCAAGTTGTGCCGCCGTTTGTAACGACAATGTACTTTGGCGTTCTGCGGAGAACCTCGATCTCGCCGTATTCGCTCTGATACCACTCGTAGTGTTTTCCGACTTCAAACTTCGCCATGATCGTTCTCCTATTCTTTCGGCGGTTCTGGAATTGGCATCCAGTGAGTCACATTGCTACGCTCTATTCGAGAGTTCCCGTAAAAATCTGTGACCGCCCATTCTTCGCCTTCCCTGTGCCCGTAGGCAACTATTCTTCTCTCGGATATTTTAAAGTAAACGCATATCAGTACCATCTGCATGTTTTCCGGTTCACGATCTGTAATGTCAATCCACATTGTCCTGTCTCCTTTCAGCATGACGGGATTGCCGCATACAGCGGCTCCATTGTCTTTCGGTCACGGACTTCCAGAATGTCACCATCGTCCACGATGACCGTCCTGTTCAGTTTAAAGAAGATCCCGTGCCTGTTAAGCTGGTGCGCAAAGCCCGCTTCTGATCTTTCGCGTCGCTCGTGTAATCCCCGACATGGTAACTGGTGTTCCACTCATAACCGTCTTGCTTGTTGCCCCACGCGTCGATCTCTCTGATTTCCCATTCCATCGCCGTTCTCCTTTCCCGGATTAGAGCGCTCTTCCGAATCGCGGTCGCATGACCTTGGTTTGCGGATAAACTCCGAGTCCCGGATAGTCATACTGAGAAACCCATTCTCCGTGGAACCAGACATCCAAACCTGTATCGCGCACAAATCCTTGTCTGGTCTCCCCGTCAGAAGCTGCCCACGACGTGAACTTGTCGCACCGCGTCTCTGAATTCCTGCTTGGGCGCATTACAACGATCTCTTTTACCTTGATAACTTTCTTCATGTTTTCTCTTGTTTCCTCCATTCTTTTACATTGAGTGACGAAATGCGTTGCTTTCTTACGCCACAAATGATTGCGCAAACGCCGCCAGCATTCCAGCCGCCACTTCGGACACAAAACTCGCAAGCCATTTTTTCATTCTGCCGCCTCCCACAACCCCACCAAGCCTTCTGCAAACCGCTTCATGTTTCTGGATTCCCTGATCGCGCAATTGTGTGCGCTCTGGTCGTACCTCCCGTTCTTCACGCTGTTCAACATGCATCCGAGGACGTAGATTTGCGCCTCAAGTGCAGATTCAAGGCATTTCCGGTTCTGTTCTTTTCCCATAGTTCTCTCCTTCCTTCACTCTGAGATTTCATCGATTCCGCGCCTGTAGCACCTCTCTGCTTTTTTCATGAGATAATTCGGAGAGCCAGTTAGTAGATGGTCTACGTAGAGTTCGCTGGTATGTGCCGTTTTTGGAAGCCCTTGCTTCTTGCGTTGCCTGTCGTTCTTCGTTTTATTGTGAATCATCCGCCCGTTCACGATCGCCGTCCAAACGTCCGGAGACCACTCACAGCAGAATACGCACAGATAGTCGTCATCGATCTTCGCTTCGTAGTACTTCTGGTATCTGTTTCTTCCGTATTTCCAATTCACTTGGGATGTCCTCATGGTGCTTCCTTTCTCCCCGTATAGCCGATAGGACAGCTCTGCGTCATGCCTTGTTGATTAAAGTCCTGAAATGGAAGCACTGGATGTTGTAGCCGCCAGCCCCGATCGTCTGAACCTTGGCTATCCCGCGCTCGCCCTTGATGTAGCCGTTCAGGTCTTGCTTGGCTCCGACCTCAAGTCCGGACGCATCTGTGATCACTCCGACAATCGCGTTGGTCCTCTCGATGATGAAGTCGTATTTGCGATTGGCTTCTTCGTCCAAGTCCTTTCTCAGCCTCGCCTGCGCCTCTTCGATCGTCCGCTCGCCAGAGTACGGATTCAGGTATTCATACTCGCCCTCGCGGACTTTCCTCCGTCCGGAATACCACCGACCGCCGCGTTCTTCCTTCCAGTCCTCGAAGTAGCCAACCCGCTTCCCGTGGAACGTCTCGCTCATGGCTTTGAACTTCTCTTCCAGTTCTACCCGTCTCGGATCGCCCCATGTCATCTCGTCAATCTCGCGCCCGAGCGCCCACAGTTCCTCTTTCTCTTCGTAGTACTTGACCAGACCCTCGTGGTAGAAGTCGAAGCATCGCTTCTTCCACATTTCGAGAAACTCAAGAATCGCCGGGACATTCCGACTGGCGGCTTTCTCGTTGGCGACCGCCAAGTCCGCCTCGTATTTATCGAGTGCCTCTTTTGCGGCTTCCAGATCCTTGATCGTCCACCGCAGATCGTTCTCGCTGTAGTAGTAAGGATTGTTCTCCCAACCGGACGCCTCAGCCTTGCGGATGCGCTCAAGCTTCTTTTCAAGCTTGGAAATCTCTTTCCGCTTGCCTTCGACACGCTTCTGGATGAATTCGATGCTCGCCATGTCGCTACCCCCTTTCCTCAGGTCGCTTCCCGGTCAAGAGACCGAGAAGCGGCGGGACGGAATCTGCTTGGTGTACTCTTTGTAGAGCTCCGGAAACGCCTTCTTGAATTTCGTGGTATCGAAGCGAGCCGACAGGACCTCAGTCCAACGGACGATCTTGTCGCCCACTTCCAGAAACTCAACCCCGCGCCGTGCGAGCTCGTTCTTGAGATCTCCCTCGATCTCGTCGAGTTCGGCGTCAATTGCCTTCTTCTGTGCCTTGAGTTCCTCGTAACGATCCAGTTTCTCAGCGGCGGCTTTCTTGCTCAGCATTTTCATCCTCACTTTCTCCCGCGTGGCGGGCAATCCGTGCGTGTTTCTTCCCTCAGCGTCTATAAGTATACACGATAATTCGTAAATAAACAATTCGCATTATGCACGAATTTTAGTAATTATTTTTGTGCAGATTATACACTATTACCAGTGAATATCATTGTAGGGGGTCTTTTAAATGCCGCTTAAATATAAAGTGGATGTTCTTCACGCTCTAAAAGACGCTGGTTATTCTACCTACGCAATTCGTCAAAAAGGTCTTCTGAGCCAATCTACCGTCTACAAGCTCAAGAACGGTCAGAGTGTCGGGTGGGACAATATCGAGACGATCTGCCGTCTTTTAAAGTGTCAGCCCGGCGATTTTATGGAGTACATTCCAGACTCGGAAGAGGAAGCCCGTTAGCCGTGCTATTATCAATCGCGCCGTATATCCCCCCTGTCTTCAGCCACGGGGATATAAGGTGCACCTTGTTCTCTCGTTTCTAAAGTTAACACTGCAGTCACACAGTAGCTTTCTTTTTGCAGTATAATGTATTTGTGGAATTTAAAACTGGTAAAAATGTCGTTTATTCGTGCAAGTATCACGTGGTTTGGTGTCCTAAATATCGGCGTAAAGTTCTCACCGGAGAAATCGAGTCGCGGCTAAAGGAGCTGATTTTGCAGACCGCGTCCGAGATCAAAGTCGATATAATCGAAGTGGAGATCGCGCCAGATTACGTGCACTTGCTCATTGAGGTTGACCCAAAACTCGGGCTAAACCAAGCCGTGCGCCATATCAAGGGGGTTTCGTCTCATGCGCTGAGAACTGAGTTTCCTACATTGAAATCTCGCCTCCCTACTTTGTGGACCAATTCGTATTTCGTTTCAACTGTTGGCTACACTTCGACAGAGGATATTAAAAAGTACATCGAAAACCAGAAGAACGTCTGAGGTGCGCCATGGAATATTCCTACAGGTTTCGGATATATCCGAACAAAGCTCAGGAAAACTTAATACAGCGAACGTTCGGATGTTGCCGGTTTGTGTACAACTACTATCTCGCCAAACGTAAGGAAGTCTACGAAACTACCAAGGAAACGTTCAACTACAACGCATGCTCTGCTGATATGACCAATCTAAAGAAAGAGCTTGAGTGGCTTCGCGAAGTGGATGCAACCGCGCTTCAATCTTCCGTCCGCGATCTCGATACGGCCTATCAGAACTTCTTCCGAAGAGTGAAGAGTGGCGGTGCTCCGGGGTATCCGCGCTTCAAAAGCAAGAGGGATCATCGAAAGAGTTACAAGAGCAAAAAGGTAGGCGAAAATATTGCAGTCATTGGAAACAGTGTCAGGCTTCCAAAGCTCGGGCTTGTAAAGTGCAGAATCAGCAAGGAAGTTAAAGGAAGGATTCTGTCAGCAACCGTCTCGCAAAACCCATCTGGCAAATATTTTGTCTCGCTCTGCTGTACAGACGTTGAAATCGAACCGTTGCCGACAACGGGCACTGTCTGCGGCGTGGATCTCGGAGTCAAAGACCTCGCAATCACGTCTGATGGCACGAAATATCAGAACAACAAATTCTTGTATCAATCTGAGAAGAAGCTTGCTCGTCTTCAACGACAGCTCTCCCGAAAAACAAAGGGGAGCAAGCGTTACGAGAAGCAGAGAATCAAGCTTGCTCGGATGCACGAACACATTGCGAATCAGCGGTTGAACGCGATGCACGAGGCGACAACGAAGCTTGTACGAAACTACGATATCATCTGCATCGAAGACCTGAATGTCTCTGGCATGGTCAAGTGCCACAGTCGGGCAAAGTCGATCTCGGATGCGTCGTTCTCTCAGTTCCGCCGTCAGTTGGAATACAAAGCGGAATGGTACGGAAAAACCATATCCGTAATTGACCGGTTCTACCCGTCGTCTCAACTGTGTTCCGACTGTGGCTACCAGAACAAGCTGATTAAAGACACCAGCATTCGTGACTGGATATGCCCGGTGTGTGGTAAGTACCACGACCGCGACGTCAACGCCGCAATCAATATTTTGATGAAAGGACTACGTTTGCTCGAAGCGTCGTAGTTTGGAAAAGGTAGGGCTGGACATAGCCCGAACCTATACGCTCGTGGAGAACGTGTAAGACCTCTCATGGTGAAGGCAGTGTTCGTCGAAGCGAGAATCCTACGGATTCAGCCGTGGGGAGTGTCAAGATGATTATCTGGGCTTTGATTTGGTGCGCTTCATATATTGTAATTCGACCCTATGATCCGGTGCCACAATACAGCTCTGTAGTGTAGTTGGGTGAACATGCCAGCCTGTCACGCTGGAGATCGCGGGTTCGAGCCCCGTCAGAGCTGCCAATGGTCTCTTCGTCTAATTGGTCAGGACGCCAGCCTCTCAAGTTGGTAATGCCGAGTTCGAGTCTCGCAGAGATCACCAATTTGCAGAATGACGTCAGACGGCTCTGACGCCAGTTTCGAAAACTGGATGTAGCTTCGAGCTATGGGGTTCGACACCTCCGTTCTGCGCCACACGCAGTCTTGGCAGACCGGCAATGCACCAGCTCGGAAAGCTGAGGTCGGGCTGAGACGCCCGAGAAGGTTCGACTCCTTCAGGCTGCGCCATATACGCTTCGTTACGCCAGACGGCTCTGGCCCCTGTCTTGAAAGCAGGCGGTGCCTCAGAGGCATGGGGATCGACACCTCAGCGAAGCGCCAGTATGGAGCGGTAGACTAATGGTAAGTCACATCCCCGCTAAGGATGCGCGGTGAAAGCCGCTTGAGAGTTCGAATCTCTCCCACTCCGCCAACACGGGAGAATGCCAGAGTCTGGTCAATTGGGGCGGACTGTAAATCCGTTGCCGCGAGGCTTCGTTGGTTCAAATCCAACTTCTCCCACCATTAGAGTCCGTTGTCTTTTCAAAACAAAAAGCCCGTAGAGTCGTAAGACCCTACGGGCTTTTTATTCTTTCAGTGTTTTCTCGCTCATGAGAACGCATACTTCCTGTCAATCAGGTTTTCTTTATCGTATCCATTTTCGATGAGCCATCGGTATTTTTCTTTCAAACCAAGCTTGCTTTTCCCCGCCTTGTACAGGATTCTCGCGAACCGGAGTCCTTCCGGATTCGCTCCGCCCTCGTCTGTTTTCTCATCTTCCTGTGCGGGGTCATCTTGCCACCCGCATTCTTCGCACACGTCATAAGACCCGTGTGAATCGAATTCGAACTTTCCGCAAACCGGACACGGATGTGGTCTGTAATATTCTTTCCTATCTGTCATAGTCCTCGTCACTCCTTATACCGTCAAAATACTTTCTCGCGTACTCAACATCAATGTCTGTCGGGTTCGTTCCCTTCCTCGTTGGGAAAAAGCACGTTTTTACCTTTCCGCCGGGGTAACCCTTCGCGATCTCACCAGTCAGCCGGTTGAATCGACAGATCGCGCCGTCTTTGCATCGGTATCCCAATATGTCATTCCCGCACTTCTTCTGTAAGAAATTGATTGCGTGCTGATTGAACTCTTCGTCCGTCAGGTAATCGTATTGTCCGGGGTGTCTGACGCGCTTGTGATAGCTGAGGTTATCTTTTTCAAACCCTGTGCACGGGACGTTTTCTCCCTGAGCAGAGACCTTTTCCATCGGTATAACGCCCCGGTAGTCGTCCGACACATTACTGCTCTGGCTTTTCCTTCTCGCTTTCTCTGCCTCTTTTTTCGCTTCGTTTTCTTTAACGTGGCTGTCTACAGCTTTGTTTACCATTTCTTTCAGTTCGTCTGAACCAAGCGCCTTTGGCTGTCCACCAACCGGATGACCATCCTCTGCACTGAACCGAATCGTATTCCCGTTGACTTCTCGGTAATAGTACCCTTGCTCCTTTTCCTCTGCCGTCAGGTCGTCCGGAAGATGGTATTCTATCTTTTTTGCCCTCAGATTTTCGCCGATTGTCTCGTCCATACGGACGCCCCTCTTTGCGAGGCGCTCGGCTCTGCGCCTGTAGAATCTTCTCACCTCGTCACCCATATCTTCACCTTCCTATTGTACACTAATTTTGGTGAATTGTCAAGCTTATCCTTTCACCCATCTGGCTGTCCCGCCAAAGTCGTAGTACGGGACGTTGTCGACCTTTCGTTTCTTAAGTAGATATTGATTCTGATCGCCAGCGACGTAAATCTGGAATGTTCCCTCTGCTCTGTTAAACCGGATGTTTCTTCTCGGCGTTGAGATGTATCGAGCCACGAGATGCGCTGTCACGCCCTCGAACAGCGGACAGGCGTATTCACCCCACACTCTTCCGGTGTCCAGTCCTCGGAACATGATGTTGTCCCCCTCGATTCCGAACAGACAGTCCTTCAAGGTTTGATCTGGTGTATCGTTACGGTTGTCCATTTTTGAGACATCTCCCTCAGAGCCGACTGATGAAGCCGGAACATTTTTCTTCTGTAGGTTCCCTCTTTTTCTTTGAAGTCCTCGTTTTTCCCGTAAACTTCGACAAGAATCTCCGGCCACTCCTTATTATATAAATAGCGGCTTCTGATTATTTGGCACGCACTTGCCTTTCGGAGTCTTCCCGTAAGATCAAAAATGCTCTCTCTACATCGTTCCAGTTCCAGAGTTTCCCTGTCGATTGTTTTCTCAAGGGATTCTAACCGTATTACGTACTCCGTCATGCGATCTTTGTTCGCGCTTGGCGGTCGTGGCATATCAGAGAGCTCCTGAGCCGGTACGCTTCGCATCCTCTCTTGAAGCATCCTCAGTTTCTCGAGCTGACCGTTCACGTACTCTTCTTTCTTCTGATATGCCTGTAACCAGTCTTTGACAGTTTCGACTTGAGTCATATTCAGTTTTGCCTCCGGTAAAAAGAATTTCCTTGTTTGGGATTCTTTACCGTCCGCTAAAATGGTTCCGCGCCATCCGCTGTTGTTCTATATCAATCTTCGCAGTCAGCGAAGCTTTTTCCAAATTTATTGTGCCAGTCTTCCGTTGTCCATCCGTAGTATTCCATTGCTCGGTTTTGGGCAACTTCTTTCAAATAGTTCGCCTTGTCTCTGCTTCTGTGGACTCCACCGTTTCCTTGGTGGCATTCTCGGCAAAGGCAAACCCAGATACCAAGGTTCTTGCACTTTGTCCTCAATCCGCCCGGAAAGACCTCGTGGCGGTCAAGCTTCTGGTTTCTTTTCCCGCACAGAAAACATCTGGATGTTTCTGTTTGTATGATTGTCGGAGCGTATCCGTTCCTATCCAGCTGCTCGCCGTATTCGTTAGTCATGGTTTCTTCTCCTTATGAGCATTCGTGGGTACATCGCATGTCCTTTTAATGAAGCAATCCCTGTCCCGCCTCTGCACTTGATTGTCGGGTCAAACCGGAGATATTTTAAAACCTCACGCGGCGCATTCGCGTAAGTGTTTCCTGTTGCTTGCCATAGTATCTCGAACTGTTCCGGGCAGTACTTGTCCAAAAACGTTATTGGAACTCCCATCGTTCCATCGTAATCTGACGGAATAAATTCTGTAAACGGAATCTCGATCGCATCGTAGTTGTCGTATCTCGGGTATTCTGTGCATCCGTATTCGCCTTCGAGCTTCCTAAGCAGTTTCTCGTTCTTCAGGTTTTGCTCTGCGGTATTGAGTTCCATCGCTTTGTGTCGGTTTCCAAACTCGATATTAGTAAACCATCTGACACCCTTTACGCGAATGTATTTCTTTCCATCAGGGTCAATTCCACACCCTACGGCATCTAAAGGGTAGTCGTCTGGAACGTTGAACTTCCTGTCGCCGGAATGAATAGAGCTTCCGAGCCACACCACATCGTCTTTTAAGAGCGGAAAGACGTCTTTGCAAGTAACCGCATTAATGTTTCCCAACACAGAGAAATGCTTTCCGCCGTCTGTCAGCCACTTCATAAACTCCCTGAAGAGAGAGAATGGTGGGTTAGTGATCACAAAGTCTGCTGAGTCTCTAAGGTTGCAGACTTCCTCTGACCTAAAGTCCCCGTTCCCTTGGAGGCGTCCCGACCGCGCTCCTTCTCTTTCCTTGACGAATATCTTCCCGTTCGCGTCTTCTCGCTCTTCCGTTGCTTCGAACAAGGAAAACTGATTGTCCGGTGATTTCGCATAGCATGTCGATATAAGCTTCTTTATCCCGAGCCGTTCGAAGTTGTCAGAGAAATATTTTGTGAAGTTTGACCGCTCGTAGTCGTCGCACGGAAGCAAAATCGTCTTATCCCCGAATACGTCCGGGTTGTATTCAGTGTAGGCATTCATTTCCGCCGCGATGTCCTCGTATTGCGTATAGAACTCGTCGCTTTTTGACACTCTTGCGGCGTTTACGTCTGAGTTTGTCATTATTCAATCGCCGCTATGAATATTTCGGTCCGTGGCTGTTCCGAGTAGAACTTTCTTCCGGTCATTTCCACGATCTGGCAATCGTCATCGTAGGCAATCTTTAAAAGCGCATCAGCGGCACATTTCTCGAAGTTGTCGATGTCGCCGACATGTCCGACCGGTCTTATTTCTCCGGCTTTCATTGCTTCCGCCTTGCGTTTGGACGTGCTCTTCGGAATTGGAAGATATACGTCTACCGCAAGCAGAAGTGGAACTTCTTCCTGAAATTTGAACCCGTGATAGACGGATTTATAAACCAGAGCGATCTTCTGCTCCTGTATCTTGGTTTCGTCTGGCGTGAAGCTGTGTGTCCGCCTCTTCCCGTTCTTGCCAACGGTCGTAACCGTCCTCGCTCTGGCTTTCGGAACTGGATTTCCATACACCGTGAATCGCACAGTCTCCGGAACGCAAGAGCTGCCATGTATTGTGCCTTTGCTGTCGGGAATGTCCATGTACACCCCGCCTTTCTTTCTGAGTCTCAGCGCTCTTTAATGACTTCCAGAGCGATTAACTTAAGGTCTCGCTTAATTTTAAGATACGATATTCTGAGTCTAAGTCCCGCGTTCTTGATGTCGTATTTGGCGGTTGTCCACAGTAGGTTTGCCTTCCACTTGATGTTCTCGATGGTTTCTTTCATGTTTCTGTTCCTTCCTCTTCGATATATTTGATTGTTGGTCCGTCTTTCTGGAAAACCCAGAAGTAGCAATGAAACTTCCTTGCGTGTTTCTGATTCTTCTGCCAGTCTGCAACAAGTCGGTTCTTCGCAAGTAAGATGAAGAGGTCTTCCGGGTAAAATCCCGCCTTGACTGCCTCATTCATCACGAAAACGTGTGACATGTACTGCTTCCCGCTCGAAACTTTGTCTTGACACTTGAAGATCAAAATTCCTTTCGATTTCAGAACTCGGTGTGCCTCTTTGAGCATATCAATGTAGCACTGGTGTAGGCTTGCCTCGTCCGTGAATACCCCGAACCGCTTGTTAAGCTTGTTGTTGTCTTCTCCGCTTTTCAGCGACTTCCCGGTCGTTGCCAGAAACGGCGGGTCTAGAATCATGCATGACAGGCTTTTGTCTCCAATTGGGAGATCCCGCGCATCCGCTTCCTGAATCCAGTCAGCCTTTGGTTCTATATCAAACCGAAACTCCGGCATCTCTATCCCCGTCCCGTCGTAGAACTTTCCTATGCTGAAAGTCGGGTCGCAGTCGATCTTTCCACTTGGAACGTAAATTTTGAGGATATTCCGGATGATCTCCGCTTGGTCGTATGACACGCTTTTAATTATTTCCTGACTCATTTCCAACGATAATGTCGTCTACCTTCAGTCCTGTCTGAACAGAGACTCTCAGGGCAGCTCCGTTAAAGATTTCCTTGTCGAGTTCCATCCCTATGAAGTTTCTCCCTGTGTTGTATGCCGCTATTGCCGTTGTTCCGTATCCCATCACGTTGTCGAGCACCGTGTCTCCGGGGTCTGTGTAGGTGTTGATGAAATACTCGCACGCAGAAACTGGCTTCTGTGTGGCGTGAGATTTGCTTTTCTGCGTGTCCCACCTGAATTTTAGGACGTCTATCGGATATCTCTCTGTGCTGTCGTAGCTGACAAAGTCGTATTCCCCATAGTTTGTCGTCTTTTTCGCGTTTTTGTGGTGTCCCGCTGTTGAAACCTTCCTCTGGTGTCCTCCGGTCTTCTGCGGGTTGTATTTAGGAAGACGCTTGTAGAAGATCAGGACATTCTCGTGTGCTTTTAGCGGCATTCTGTTTGCGTTCAGGAATCCTGTCGGGTGCGTCTTTTGGATAATCCATTCATATCGGAACATTTTTAGATTGCTACAGGCAAGTTCTTTGTCGAACGGCGGCTGTGCCCACAGCGCGATACATCCAATTTCGTTAATTATGCGCTCGTATTCTTTCCAGAGCTTGTCAAACGGAATCCTCGAATCCCATCGATTCTGCGTTGTTCCAAACGGAAGGTCTGCCAGTATCAGTTGAACGGAATTATCCGGGATCTTCTTCATCAGTTCGAGGCAGTCTCCGTGCATCAATTGAATTTCCGGCATCAAATCGCTTCTCCCATCTCAAATAGGTTGTATTGCGCCTTTTGCGCCTCTACCTCTTCTTTTACAGCCTGTAGTCTTCTCTCGGAGATTTCTATATATTCAGGATTGAGTTCGATTCCGATATACTTGCGGTCGTTTTTCATGCACACAACCCCTGTCGTTGCCGCCCCGTTGAACGGGTCTAATACAACATCACCTTTTCTGCTTCCGGCTAAAATGCACGGCTCAATAAGTTTTTCTGGGTATGTAGCGAAGTGTGCCTCGTTGAACGGCTTTACCGCAACAGACCAGACATCGCGCTTGTTTCTTTTCTGGTATTGGACGTCTTTCTTCCCCTGAGCACGTCTCTCGTGCATTGTGTTCGGTCTCTGACCGTCATAGGCGAGATTCTTGTATTTCGCCCTGTCTTCCTCGGTCGCCTCGTAACAGATTTCTTCTTCGTCTTCGAACATGCTCTCTTGGGGGATTTCTTCCACATCCGCTTTCGAGGCATCATACCCTACCGCGTCCTCTTGGATTGCCTTGTGGTCGAAATAGTAGTTCTTCGATTTGCTCAGCAGAAAGATGTATTCATGGGAAGATACACACCGGTCTGTCACCGCCGATGGAAGTGGATTGATTTTCTGCCAGATGATGTCTTGTCTGAGCCACCACCCGCGATCTCTGAGTTCGAATGCCAGCATCCACGGAATGCCAATTAAGTCTTTATTCTTATAAGAGCCGGTGTTCCCGACCATTTTCGGGATGTTGCTCATGTCATACGTTCCCTTGTTTGTGGACTGCTTCGATCCGCTCCTATCGAAATATTCCGTAAAATCTGTCCCTTTACTCCCGCTCCCCCAATACGTGTCTCCGATATTCACCCATAGCGTTCCGTCTTTTTTAAGAACCCGCTTTACCTCGTCGAAGACGTCCGCAAGCCTCGCAATGTATTCTTCTGGTGTTTCTTCCAACCCGATCTGTTTATCCTCTCGGACTGCTCCGCACAGTGGGCAGACTTTCTTATATATTGCATCTCCTATCGCATGCCCGCCCTCGATCATGGTTTTCTGACCGGTTACCATGCGATCTGAGTATTTCGATGTCCGAAAGTGAGGGCAATTCGGATCTCCGCCTATCCACACTCCGGTTCCGTAGTCCCTGAGACCCATATACGGCGGTGAAGTCACGCACATATTCACGCTCTCGTCCGGGAATTTCTTGAGCATTTCAAGCGCATCGCCATTGAAGATTCGCCAGTTCTCGTTTCCGTCTACCCCTAAGTTCCATTCCATTGTTTTCTCTCCTGTTAATTCTCGGCTTTTGTATGGTTTGAGTACGTTTTCCAGACAGGTTCGTAGTTTTCTTCCGCCTGATCGCCCCAACAGTCCCATCCATCTCGGACGCCTCTGCTAAAGAGTTCTATTCTCGGCCCGTTACTGCAAGTCTCAATGATCGGATAAAATTCGTCTGGCTTTCTGCTGTGTTCCCGTTTCATTGCCCTCACAAGATTTACCTGACTTCTGGCTGGTGCGAGTGTCCTGTTCGGTTCAGATCGTTTCTTTATACCAAACAGAAGAATCTCAGTAACGTTCCGGTAATAGAATCCAACGCCTCGTCCGTCCGGTTGACCGTCTTTTCTGATCTTTTCCCAAACGAGGTTTCCCTTGTAATTGAACCCCCACGCGTCCATGACTTCCAATCCGAAGGGAAGTAGTGCATTTGGGACCCACAAATACAGGTGCGCCTTTTCTGCAGATATTTTATGTATTGGAAGCCTCTTAATGTCTTCAAGACCCATTGTCTGGTATCTGGATAGGCGTTTGTGCTCTGGCGCGACCTTTCCCGTCCGGTTCTGAAACTGCCACGGCGGGTCAGCATAAATGGTCTGGTAGGACTTCCCGTTCGCGAACATCAACAGGCTTTTGGCTGTTTCTTCAAGCGTTCTGGTTGGTTCCACTATCTCCAGCCTTCTCTCCAAGCCTCGAATTTCCCGTCCGCTCTGCACCGAATAAACGCATCCGGTATTTCTCTCAGATTAGTCCGGTTCTCAAGCATACATTCGACCAGTTCCTTGTATGTTTTGTACGATTGCTTCTTCCCGTGGCGTTTCAGGTCCGGCTGTATCTGCTCGATCGTCTTTAGAACATCTTGCAGAGCTGCGGTGTACCCTTGGACGTAACAGGGGTCGAAGTTCGGAACGAAATCAGTCATCGTCAATCGGTGTAACAACTGGTGTGAATATTCCGTTCTTCTCGTCAATTACAGCCAACTTGAACGGATTTACAAAGCACCACATTGCTGGTAATTCTGCTTCTCCGGGATCGTAAACCAGAAAGTCGTTGGTTTTATCAATTGCATAAACCTTCGAAACGAAACTTCCACAGCATGACCGGATTCCCGGTCCTTCCGAATACCGCAACACATTGACTTTAAAATCTGCCATCTTCATTTATTGCTTTCTCCCTCGTTATAGCGTTCTTTTCTCGGCGTGTAGTACGGTCCCCACGCTCTTCGCAGTTCATTTTCAAACTGTTCCTCGGAGTACCATCGGTCTTTATCATCGTCCGCTCTCGAGCGTTCTTGTATTTCTGCGAATTTCTTTTCGAAAGCGAGTCCAAACTTTTTCAAGCGTTCCTGACCAAGCCCAAATTCTTCATTCAGGACGATCGATGTAATGTCCAGAGCGTGTTGCATGCCATCGTAGAACAGGGTCATTCTCGTGGCTTCTGTTATCGCTTTGTTCCGCGCCGCGAAATTCTTAGCCTGAGTCGATCCTTTCTTGACTCCGTTTTTCTTTCCGCCCATCAGTCATCCCTCGTCTAAAAACAAGTTGATCTGTGCCGTGTGTTCCTCGAACCTTTCTTCCTGAGCATCGAAATAACCTTTATCGATCTCAAATCCTATAAATCTGCGGTTAAGGTCGTAAGCGGCAAGGCGTGTTGTTCCGCTTCCGAGAAATGGGTCTAAAACAGTGTCTCCCTCGTTGCTCCAAGAGAAAATATGGTCTTGTGCCAATCGCAAGGGAAATACAGCCGGGTGTCCGGTCTTCCCGCCGCCAACGCCGTATGTCCAAATATTCTTCCGTTTTCCGTATTCTTCCAGTTCTTTAATATGACGTTCTGAGGCAACACCGTCTTTTGAAATCCCACTAACCGCCATTTTTTCTTCCCCGCTTCTGACGTTTTTTCGGTCTCGAAGTAAGTTAGTGGTTTTCGGCTTGCCTTTGCTGAATACGAACATGTACTCAAACGACTGTAGATAGCAGAGATTGCTTCCGAAGCACGATTGGGCTTTCTCGTAAATCATTGTGTCGTGAAGGTTAAATCCGCATTCTATGAACCATAAAGCTTGCTTGAACGATGTTCCTGTTTCGCTCCCGTTGACCGTTTCGTCTCCCACTACCCAAACGACCACGCCGCCGGTTTTCGTAATTCGGTACAACTCTTTCGCAATATCGCAAAACTTTTCGAACGACCACTGTTCAATATTCCCGTTGTATGTGCGGAGATTGTCATATGGCGGCGAGGTAACAGTAAGATCAATTGTTTCTTCTCGGAGTCTCTTCATTCCCTCTAAGCAGTCACAGTTGTATGCCATGCTATTCACAGCCGGTCTCCTCTTCTAAAAACATGCTGATTTGCGACGAATGTTGAATAAATCGTTCTTCCTGAGCATTGAAATATTCTTTACTTATTTCGTATCCAATGAAACTCCGATTAAGGTCATACGCCGCGATGCGCGTTGTTCCGCTCCCGAGAAACGGGTCTAATACGAGATCTCCCTCATTGCTCCAACTTCTGATATGGTCTTGAGCGAGAGAGACGGGGAAAACAGCCGGATGTCCTGTTGTGTTGTTCTTTTCGGAATTGATTTGCCACACGTTGTAGCGTGTTCCAAATTCCTCAATTTCTTTCCCCTCGCCAAGAAGCCGTCTCATTCTCCCGTCTTTTTCTCTTTGCGTTCCACAAACTTTACGACCTACTGAAATATTTATTCTGTCTTTAATTGGATTAAACGTCTTTGGAACGCCTTTACTCAGAATGAACATGTATTCGAACACGGGGTAATATCTGTTCGGCTTTGTAAACACGCACGTTTCCTTTTCCCAGATCATTGTGTCATGTAGCAGAAATCCGCATTCCATAGCGTATAGCACTTGTCTAAACGATGTTCCTGTTTCACTTCCATTAATCGTCTGGTCTGAAACAATCCACACCACAACTCCACCATTCTTCGTAACTCGGTATAATTGTTCGATTGTCTCTCGCCAGTCGAATGAGAACCCGTTGTATTTCCGCAAATCGTCGTATGGTGGCGATGTTACCGTGAGGTCGATTGTTGCGTCAGGAATTTCTTTCATTCCCTCTAAACAATCTCGGTTGTATGCTACGCTGTTCACGCTTGGCTGCCCCCGAGCATTTTCATCGCCGCTTCTCTCTTCTTTTCGAACTCATCTGCCGAAATCGGTTTATATCCCGCGTTATCCGGTTTCGGAAGCTTTACCTCTATATCTTTCGGTCTTGTCATCGGTTCAAGGCTCGGCGGTAAGAAATTCATTTGTTTCGGTTCTTCGATCTCTTTCGTCTCCCTGCCGTTAAGCTTCATCTTATCTGCGATCGAGCCAAGATATTGCTTTATTTCGTTTGGCATCATATCCAGCTCTTTCTGCTGTTGCTTCTTCACCCTGAACGTCCGCATGAAGTTTGAAGCGACAACACTTTCAACCGTCTCGGAATCCATCTGAGCCCAAATCTTGAGTTGGTCTGGATTCCCGATAGACCGTTGTATCACTTCCGGAAGTTTCTCAAACTCTTCTTTGGAGTGGTAATATCCGTTCTGGCAAGCCCTGCTGACCATCGCCCATGCTTCCTGCTCAGAGATATCTTCCGGTTCTTTAAGCATTGCGAGTTTCGCTTTCACTTCGCCGATTGTCGGTGGAAAGCTCTCTGTCCTCGTGGCTATGAGAGCCTGTACGGCTCCCATAACCATTTTGAAGTCATCGTCTTCAAACATCTTTGTCCAGAGATCGGCGATATCCTGCGCGTTTTTCTTCCCAAGTCCCCTGTAGAAGCTCGGAAACGCGCTTTGAAGTGTTCCGAGTACCAAGTTAGTTTCTAATACTGTCATTCGTTACCATCTCCCTCGCATTTTCGAAGAATACGTTTCCGCCGCCGGAGTTTCCGCCTCTTCCGTTTGCATTCCAGTCCTCGTCATTCTTTAATGGGTAGAACGAGTCCCATCCTCTCAATGTGCTCTGGTCTACAATCGCAACCCACTGGTGTCTCGGGTATTTGTCGCGCAGTTTATTTATTAGTTGTGTTTTCGAGCGTTCTGTCAGGGGCTTTTTTCGGCTGTTTCGTGAACGTTCATAGTCCCTTAGCGCTGCAAGCAGTTCTTCGTCTCCGTCCGCAAAGTCTTCAAATAAATCTCCTGATATCTTCTTTTTCGCTTTCGCAGTAGTTTTCTTTGCTGGTTTCTCAACCGGCTTCGCCTCAGAAGCCTCTTGTCCTCTCTCTTCCCCCTGCACCCCCATCTCTTCCTCTTCAGAGCTAGAGTTAAAAGTAGATGTAGATACAGAATAAGAAGAGTCCAAGGACACGTCCGTTCCCTTGTCCTTGGACATGTCCTTGGACATGTCCATTTCGTTGTCCTTGGACATGTCCTTGGACATTTCTTGGACATGTCCGTTTTTATTCTCTGTTGCTCCAACGATTCCGGCAGAAAGTTGCTTCTGCTTCTGCTTTTCGCGATACCTTTGCTTCGCTGCTCGGTCTCGCTCTCGAATCGCAGATAGGGCGTCCTCGTTCTGATGCTCTTCCCATCCTACGATACTCAAGAACCCATCCGTGCTTATCATTCCAAAGCTTTCTAAGGCTTCTAGCGCAAGTTTTACGGTGTTTTCTTCGAAGTCAAGTTCGTCGGCAAGCATCTTTGTAGTGTATGGTATGTTTTGAGTCAGGAATATCATCCCACCGGCATTGCATTTTCCGGCGAGCGTCAGTAGCATCACCCATATTAAAACGATACTGTTACCGTCTGGGAGCTTTCTAAGATGCTTAATCTTCCGATTATCAAACATCTCAATACTGAGCTTTATCCATTTAACTTCATTCATCATTCTTCACCGCTAACTTTTTCAAACACCCTGTCTCTTTTCCCGTTGTTGCACTCCCAGCACGTTGTCACCAAATTTGAAAGATCGTCCGTGCCACCATGAAGAACAGGCAGAATATGGTCTACTTCTAAAACAACGTTTGGTGCTGATCTTCCGCAATATCGGCACGTAAATTTATCCCGCTCAAGCACATCCATTCGTTTTTTAGGAGAAATCCCGTTTCTTCTCTTTTTCTTGGGCGGCACTAGCTGTGTCGTTGCGCTATCATCCGTTCCATTCGAATTTAAAAACGTAGAGAGTTTTTGGTTTAAAAAATCTTTAAATCGCTCTGAATTTACTTGCGAGATTTTTTCTTTTAAAGAAACAAGATATTTGGGCGATGTTGTCCAATGGTGTTTCCACCAGTTTTTCACAAGTATTTCTTTAGTATCCAAATCGTATTCAATTACTTTGTGAACTTCGGACAATCTGGTAATCAGTCTCCGTATAGTGTCTTGGTCATATCCTGTATTAAAGACCATTTGTTTAATTGTCAGTCCGTAGCATCCAGATATATTCGCGTTTGGACATGTGAGAAGATAAAGATAGAAATATTTGTCCTCTGGCGTGTAGTTATCTGAAACATCCGGGTCTGACCAGAACGCATTATCTACTGTAAAATAACCACCCATGATCACTCATCCTTTGTGACAAATCTTTCGTCAACGCATTTACGGCTGCTTCACAGCATTTTTCCGCGGCAAAACTGAGCTCCTGTCCGAGCCCCTATACTGTACCATTTTTAGTGCTGTACTGTCAATTACAAATGCCTTACGGCATGTTAACAATCTTCCTCAGAGTACGATACGTCCTGCCGATCACGGCGGCGGCTTCCGAAGTAGATATCGGTCTTGGAAGATATCTCGTGCTCGTGCTTGCGGCGCTTCGTTCCGTCCTTGTCAGTGTATTCCCGTACAACCTCGCGAGAATGCGTGACGATCATGGTGTCGCCCTTGTGGAAGTGGTCGGCAATAAATTTAGCTGTGCCGCGCCAAGAGACGAAGTCCAGAAAGTCGGTATCCCGGCTTCCGTCTTCGCGCTTCCTGTCACGGTCCACAGCTAACGTGAATGTTACCTTTTCTACCTGATCTTCCCCAACGAGTTTTAGCTCGGGGTCTGCCGTCAGTCTTCCCATGAAGTCGCAACTGTTCATTGCCATGATATAATTCCTCCGTTTTGTTAAATTAAGCTGTTGCCAGCCAATATTCTTTCCAGTGGGTCCTGTTGCCGTGCTCGTCCTCGTGATACACCATCTCGTCGCAGATGGGGTATCCCTTTTGTTTCAGGTCCCAGATCCTCGCCCCGAGTCTCAGAATATGAAGTTCCTGAGTGGCAATCCACTGGCTGATTCTGCCTTTTGTCTCCATATATCTGAGAATTTTAAGTTCCTGCTGTGCTGTAGGTTCAATAACGTTCTGAATCGTTGTTTCGGTTTCCATATTTCGCCTTTGCCTCCTCTTCAATATATTCCCAATATGCCTGTGCGTCCGGGGTATCGCAGTCTATCCCGAACTGCTTTGCCTCAAAAATCACATTGTCGATCAACTGCGACATCTGCTCAGTGTCGAATGTTGAGCTTCCGTAATAGACAATGATGTCTGACGCACCGTCTCCGAGCGGCAAAACCTCTGTCTGCCACCCGAGCCCTTGTGCTTCCCACTGCTTGCAAAAGCGATCCACGGCGTCATCTCGGCACCTCAATACCTCAGAGACGCCGCCGATCTCTTTAATTTCTTGCCGGTAAATCTCGTTCTTGGTCGTGTGCTGTACCTTTGCGAGCTTATCTACCAGAGTCCAGAAATAACGGTTCGCCGCTCCGCTTCTCTTCGGACGCCAGAGCTTGATATCGACGTTAATCAGCTTGTCTTTGAACTTATCAAAGAAATCCGAGAAGTCGATGTCGAATTCGAACGTTACGCGGTTCCTTTGCCAGTCGAAATCTACGATCTTTGCTCTCACGTCTCTTCACCCATTTCCTCGTCCGATGCTCTTCCCCACTGTGGCTCCCTGTCTATGTGCTGATGGAGATAGACATATTCACTGTTCGGACCCATTTGCGAATAAAGCCAGTTGTTCGCTTGCTTGTCAGATAGATGGTATCTGAGCACCCTTCGCTCGTAAGCGTACTGCCCGTTCGCGATCTTTTCGTCCATTCTCGTTCGAAGCTCTTCTTCATTATAGTTGCTCTCTAACAGGTAAAGCGAGTAATTCCTTGCCGTGATCCCTGAAAGAGTACCTAAGTCGGTAGCGTAGAAAACCTTCCCGTGCGGAAAATGGAGCTTATAGGCATAATTTCTGACGTCGTGTACCGTCTCTATCGGAATCACGTTGCAGATCCCGTAATTGTACGCTACGTTCTCTTTGAGCACGTCAATCTGCGATTTTGCAACACCAGAATCCACGAGCGGCTTTACCATCCATGCTCCGCACCCAAACCGGAGCAAGGGTTTGTCGTGCGCCATTCTGCGAATTGTGGATGGTTTAAAGTGATCTGAATGCACGTGGCTCAGAAGCACAAGTTTGATGTCCTTGAAATACGGTTCTATCTTGACAAACGAGACTCCGGCGTCGATAAGAATATTCTGTTCGATTAAAACCGCGTTCCCCAAACTTCCTGTCTGAATAACGTGATAGTCTATCAATCCCGATCACCGCCTAAACTGACGCATCTCGTTACGCTGTAGTTAGCCCTCAAAATACTTCGCTTCAAACGATTTCTTCACTTCTTCACACTCTTCTTTTGTGAAGAAGAGTGTCTCTCCGAGATCTTTGAAGCGGGTTTTTGTCAGATTCCGCTTCTCTACGCGCACATTTTTTGGCGTGTAGTAGTTGAATCCGGAGCGTTCGTTCTTCTCCCACGCGGGGAGAAAACAATCCATCATTTCCGGAGATAGAAATTCTGACCGCTCGTCCGTATACCTCGGGGTAACCCTCCCCTCGTCCACGTGATTAAACGTATAGTCCACATAAAGCCCATACACCGTTACTGGGTCATGCATGTTATGAAGCCATTTCTGGGCGTCTTCTGCCGAAAGAGATTTAAGAGTCTCAAATTCTTTCTTAAACGCGTCATTCGGGCAGACCGTAAGATACTCTGCGTTCGTAAAGCTCGGCTTCGCAAACTTTCCTGTCTTGCTTCCACAATACGGGCAGAATCGAAAATCTTCACCAATTTCTTTTTTGCATTTTAAACATTCCACTGTTAGTACCTCCCTTTTTTGTAAAGTCGCGGGCGGGGATTTGCACCCCACATGTTTTTCGGCTATACCTTTCCCCTACCTTGTGAGTGAAGGGTACTTGCACTGGGCTCACCTACTTCACAGCCACAATTACCATGTCTACCTATTCCATCACCGCGACTTGATTACAGATTTTCCAAATTCACCTTATTCACGGCGTCAGTGAATTCCGGCTTGGTTATATCGGCAACCCGAACTTCTGTTTCAATCGCTTCATTCTCTGCGATTATGCTGGTATCAGCGGTGATAATATCGCCGTCTGAGGTAAGGCTCGCCATTCCATTGTCTGAAATAACTGCCTTCTGCATATCAATGGACATTACGCCCCACTTCGATATCAGGACCCGAATCATCGTTTTCTTCGCCATTGCGTCGAAGTCTTTATACCAGAACGAAGAGTATTTCTTCTGTTCTTTGTATGGGACATTCCCGTTAAAACTGAGATATTTTTCGTAGTCCTCGGCATGGAAAGCCGGAGAAAACTTGTCGGCATGCTTCAACATCTTTTCCTTCGACCAATAAATAGTCTTTCGAAAGCCGTTGACATACTCGTAATATGCCATATATCCGACGGTCGGAAGCTCGTCGCGCTCGTCATCGTCTTCAATGAATGAGAAACGAGGCTTGCCGGTGGACGGGTCTTTCCCAAGATATTCGCCCTGTTTGATTTCCATAGCGTCAATATCAGAATACTGTCCGCTTCGAATCGCCAGCTGCAAATATCCCAGATAGCCAAGCACAAAGACAGCCTTCTTCTCTTTCATCGGCTTCTTATGCTTACTGCCGTCCGTCCACTCCTCGTAGACGTCTTTCCCGTTCTCGTCTTTTTCATAAACGGTTTTCCCGTCATCGTCTTTCACCGTTGCCTCAAACGGGACGAGGTAGTATTGCCCGAGCTGAGGGGACGGAGAAAGATTCAAACTTTCCCCGAGCAGTGCGCCAGCAAGAATCGTTCCTGCGTCGCACTTCTGCAGTTCCTGATTGACAGCTACCGCCGAAGTGATAGCGGCAGTGAATCTGCGTGCCCTCTCCGGGTCTCTTAACGTGTTGTTGATCAGCTTCTGATATCCGTCCGTGTTAATCGCGACCGAAAACTTCGGCTTCTGCCTCTGACCATTCTGCCCCTGACCAACTGTGGTCATGCTTTTACCATTCCCCATAGTTCATCCCTCTTCTTTAATAGATTCATATTCATACCCGCCTTCCTCAAGAAAGCGCTTGAGTGCGCGGAGCATGTCCAAAGTTCCCGTCACGCGGAACGCGGTCTGATAATACGCCTCAGGATCGCTCTGCGGCTCTTCTGAGAGCTTTTCAGCACTCGGCGGGGACAGAAAATCGCTGGGGTTATCCTGCGCGTCTTCCGCCGTCTCTGCGGTCTCAGCGATTGCCGCTTCTACCTCAGCATCGTGCGCCTCTCTTGCAAGCCGTGCGACTTCTGCCTCTTCGCGGAGCTTTCTGACCGCCTCTTCGCGCTCTATTCGATCCTTAACGATCTGAATGGCGCTGTTTATGTCGAGCGAGATCCGGTATTCCGCCATGATCTCGTCTCGGTTTTCAAGCGCGTCAATTGTCTGGAGATCGCTTACAATTCTGTCCAGATAAGCCTTAACCTGTTCTTTATAAGATTTCAGGCTACCAGACAGTCCGACCTTGATACCGGACTTGCGCGGGTCTGCGATTTTCTCGTCAAGACCAACGCTCTGGCGGTATTCGTCGTAATATTCCATCAGTGCTTCTCGTTTCTGGTCTTTCAGCCCGTTTTCGGTGTCTTTGATATTGCCGTCAAGACCAGAAATGCCGGTCGAGTATGCCTGATCCACTTCTTTGCAAATGCCGTTCATGAAGTCGTTCAACGGAGCCATAACGACTTCCTTGATATTCTTGATGAGCGCCTTGAACTCTGCGTATTCTTTGTTAAGCTGAGCCCTCATCTTCTTCATTTCCTTGTAGTTTTCCTCGTTTACTACAAGGCTTGCGGCGAGTTCGCAACGTTGCTTGATTTCCGGAAGAATCAGTGCCAACTGGTTTTCAATAACCGGAAGCTGTTTAACTTCTACAAGCGCCGTAACCTTGAGTTCTTCATCCATTCTCAATAGTACCCCCTGTTGTTTAACCGTTTCTCGCCTTGAGAAAATCTTCCATATCCGCCTCGTAGAACGTATGGGTCGGAACATTCTTCTCCAGATTGTCAATGAGTTTGACCTCTCTGGAAGTCCAGACAATATAGACATAGCTTGTGCTCATCGGCGCACCGATAGTAGCGTAGATTTCTTCGATATCCTTTGCGATCTGCTTTGTCCGAGCAGTCGGGACTCTGGTCTCGTCCCACCCCATGTACTGGTCTTTTGCAGACACTACCGAAAACATGTCGTTCGGGTATCTGTTCGAGAGTTGCCGGTTCTTCGCAGAGCATCCGATAAGATACAACGCCGCATCAGAGTTACCGGCTTCCGCGTAAGCCTCAAGCATGGTAGCAAGATACGTGGCGTCCGCTTCCATCTTGTCTTGCTTAAGCTTCGCGTCATTAATCCCGTACTCTTCCTTCATTCGGAATATTGTCTCTTGCTCGGTCTGAATACGAGTCTTGGTGATCTCGTTCCGCATGATCGCTTCCATCTCTTCCTTCGTGTTCCGCTTTGTGTTGAAGTAAACACACGAATTCGTGATGATCAGAAGCGCCAACACGATGCAGATGTTGCGCACGATATCCATGTTTTGCCTGAAGAATAGCCTGATGGAAGTTCTGCTGTTCACTTCAGCTCTCCTATGATAGTCTCTCGGTCTCTTGAATTCTTCCCCCGGATAGCTTTTAACCGGCTGAATGCTGGTCTGCGCGTTGTACATTTCGTCCATTTTGTACCTTTCCTTTCCACTTTAGTACCTTATGCTTTCCCTGATGATTTCCAACCGTGAAATGCTTTTCGCAGTCTCTTTCAACTGCGCAAGGACCTCGTCCAAGTCCCCCACCTCGTCCTCTGAAACCTTCCCGTCTTCCGCAATATCCTGAAGCCGACTCACGCTTCTATGAATCGACTTTTTCCTCAGGAGCTTCGTAAGCTGAAGCGTTGCTGTCTGAATATCAATCCGTTCATCCGAGATCGACCGGTAAATGCCTATCGGGCACCAATTCAGGCAATAGTGATTCCGAAGCTCCGGAGCGCCATAGACATCAGCCATCGAAAGTGCCACCTCCGGCGGCATTTTCTTATACCTGTTTCTCTCTGCCATGTCTACAACGTCAACGCTGACATTCATCAGCTCTGCGGCACCTTCCTTGCTTGACAGCTTGTCATTCCCTAATGCCGCGTTTTTCCTTGCCTTATACCATACATTACCAGCCGCTATAGTCGCTCCGCGTCCCATTTATTCCTCCCATCCTCAGTAGTACAATTATAACCGTAGTTAAGAGCCGTTCGCCTCTCGAAACTGCTTCATAGCATTTTCGGCGTATAAAGCAACATTGCTATCGTCCGGCATCCGGGAAAACAGTGCCAGAGTCTCCATCACAGGAATCTTGAGAAGGTACGAATAGTACCAAATCTCGTCAGCAGAAACGGGCGTTTCCCCGCGTTCCCGGCGAAGATAAGCGTCCTTTCCGGTTTTCATACCGACCCCGTAAAGCGCTTCCGAAAAGTCCCCTGTGCTGTTATAACCGGCGTCCTGTCGAACTCCAATGATTGCATGTTGCTTCTGTCTGTTCCATGCCCCGTATTTTGTTCGTGTCAATCCATCTACCCCCTCTCTGTTCAAAAGTGTGTGTACAGGTGCGTGTGGCGGGTAAAAACTTCCTGAAGTTGGTCGAAATAGATGTCGCTGTAGACCTTCTCTTCGTCAATCTTTTCCGGAATAAATTCCCCGTTTCTGTTGATATGACCTCTGCGAAAGCGAAAGAACCGCATATCATACAGATCTTTTTCATTCAGCGTAATCCACAGCCTGTTCGCCTTGCTGTAGTTTCTCGGAATGCTCATCCTCAGGGTGTCCTTATCTCCCACAAAGCTATTGCATCCTGTAAGCATCACAAACCGATTTCCGCCAAGCTGATCAAGGATTGTACGCGCAATATCCATCCCCAAAGCCTCCGTTTCCGTCCACTAAGCTACAATTCCTGTGCCAACGGTGCAATTATACAGCGCCGTACAGCATTTGTCAATGCCTTAAAGCGTTTTTTGCAAAAATTTTTTTGACTTCTCTTTTTGCGTGGTGTAATATTCATATTATAAAGGAAGGAAGTGTTTCTTATGGCGCAAAACAGAAAATTCAGAATCGCAGAAGTTTACGACTGGGAGCCGTTCCGAAAGAATCTCAAGGCTCTTATGGACAGCCGTGGTTTGAACGGCAAGGATTTCGCAAGCACGGTCGGTCTTGCGCCGACAACCGTTACCAGATATCTTACGGAGCGCTCCCCGGACATTACGGCTCTTTGGAGAATCTGCGACTGCTATGACGTTTCGCTCGATTGGCTGGTTGGTCGCGAAACGTCCAGATATTCCGCGATTCCGGACGAATCCAAGCACATGCTTGAGCTTTATACCGTTGCATCTCCCGCAGACAAACAGGTCATCGACATGATTCTTAAAAGATATGAAGACTGACACTGTTCTGGTCGCAAAAGATATTCGGCTGACGTTTCGGACTGTGGCAAAGTCAATCTATGTGTCTTCGCACGGAGAAGTCACAATCGTTCTGGAACGCTTCGGTCCGGAAGAGCCGCTTCCGGATATCACCGCCGATTATCTGGATGCCATTTGTTCCCGGTTCTATTATGGCGGATACACGCATCAGGACGCCATAGCGGATATTTTGTTGCTGAATGGCGTCCTGAGCCATAGGGATTATGACGAATTCTACTCCGCGCTGAAGTCAAATCTCTGCGATGGAAAAATAACGGTTATTGCGTTCCGCCCGTCATGAAAACTTCTTCCAGTTTTTCAAGGTATTCGCAAGCAATCCAAATTAACGCGGATTTATCCCATTCCGGGATCTCAAAGGCGTCGATCGTGCGCAGTATTGCGCCGAGTTTCTCCAAGGTTTCTTCTACCTGTAATTCTTTCGCATTCATGCAAAAATCTCCTTTGATGGTAAAAATAATGCGGAGTATCGTCACCGAGCCAAATTACCACCAACAAGGCGTTTTGCAAAGCTGAGGGGGTGTTCTGATTGGAATGCAGAGTCTGCAAAAAAGAGGTTCCTGACGGTCAGTTCTGTTGCCTTTGCGGGGCAAATCAGGACAAACCGAAAAGAAATACAAAGAAACGCGGGAACGGTTCCGGAACCGTGTTTAAGCGCGGCAACTACTGGTATGCCATGGCGACATGCTATTCTTTTGTTCAGCAGGAAGACGGTTCTCTGAAGAAAGTCCGCCGCCGTGTTTCCAAAGGCGGGTTCACCACGAAAAAGGACGCACTCAGCTATCTCCCGTCTTTGTCGGACAAGCCTGACCGGAAGCCGCCGAAGATGATCGAGCTTTGGAATCGGTACGAAGAAAACAAGCTCTCAAAGCTTGGGAAGTCGAAGCAGACCGCCTATAAGATCGCAAGAACCCGCCTTGACTCCCTGATGAATTACCCGATTACCGATCTGACCACCGCCGACCTTCAGCGGGTTGTCAACGAAAAATCCTCAAGCCACTATACGGCAAGGGACATGAAGGTTGTCCTGTCCCATCTCTACCAGATTGCAATGGCAGACCAGTTTGTCCCGGCAAATCTGTCTGAGCACATTGAGCTTCCGTCACTGGAAGAAAAAGAAACGGTCCCGTTTACAAAAGCCGAAGTCGAAACCATGTGGAAAGCCTATGCGGACGGAGACCCGTTCGTCGGGTATCTGCTTCTCATGATTTACAGCGGCATGATGCCGGGAGAGCTGCTCGCCTGCCGGAAGGACATGATCGATTTTGACCGGTGCGAGATTTGGGGATGCGGGAAGAAAACAGCAAAGCGCAAGAAGGAAGTCCCAATTGTTTTCGCAGAATGCGTCAAGCCGGTTCTGGAAGAGCTTTGTGAATCGGTTGAGGGCGATTATATCCAGCCCTACAAGAAGAAAGACACGTGGTATTCTTATTATCACAAATGCTTAACCAGAATCGGCGTCCGGGATCTCGACCCGTATTCCTGTCGGCACACAACTGGAACGGAAGCCGCCAAACAGAACTTGAACGCCGCCACCATACAGCAAGTAATGCGCCACTCCAAGATCACGACCTCACAGCGCTATATTCACTTTGGCGGCACCGAGGCGCATGCCGGTGTAAATTCTATTCCGTCAAAAGAGGAAAACGGGAATCCCCTTGAAGGGGAGCCCCAATCGCAGTAATCGTTTTGTAACCAATGATTTTGGGGGCTGTGAGCCACCGTGTTAGCCATAGAACGCGTTTTTACGATTTTTTACAAGTTTTTTCGTATTTCCAAGAAAAATGCGGGAATTGTGCGATCAGAAAAACATAACTTATGGAAAAAGAAAGTACCCGGAAATCAGTGTTATTACTGAATTTCGGGTACTTTTGGCGCAGAAGGAGGGATTTGAACCCTCGCGTGCTTTTTAGACACCTACTCCCTTAGCAGGGGATACCCAAAGCCAGTAAAACAGGGCTTCTGTAGCCCGTGTGTTAGCCACCTGTTAGCCATAGGATTTTTACATTACGCGCGGCAAGTTCCCGAATCTCTCTTTCATCAGCTCGCAGCACACGTCTTTCGTCAGCTCTTCCAGATGATCCAGACAGGGCGCGTCACAGCACCCTCTCAGGCATTCCAGCGTCGCGTACAGTTCCCGTACCTTTCTGTTCGTCCCGATCATTTCTGCTACTGTGTCTCTGTTTTCCATTGGTTCTATCTCCTTTTTATAATATTCGGGAATCGTTTGTCCCCACTTACTATATAGAGATTAGACAGGAGTTTTGCCGAAAAATTTTTGTGAAGAATTTGTAAACAAAGAAATACGCGTTAGAAATCCGGAATCAAGGCGAAGCGTCGGCTTCGCCGATAAACTCCAAGAACTTCTTTCGCCAGATCTTAACCCTCGTTCCAACAACCGTAACGGGAAATCCGAGAAGTGCTGGATTCTCGTGCGCCGTCATCCTCAGCTTGTTTGGGTCGCACCCGATAACGGGCGCGACATCTGCCGGGGTCAGCCAGAGCGCGTCTGAATTTTTAATCTCTTCCAGTGTCATACCCTTTCTTGCTTTCTTCTTCGAGATTATATTTCACTTCTTTTTCCTCATCTTACCATTCAGTCGCTACCAAGATGTTTTTTTGGCTTGCAGCGCACGGCACGTTTTACCTCAGCTTGGACTTCATAACATATAAGGAAAAACAGGTACAAAAACCCCAGTATTACAATGAGACCCTTGATCATAGGGTAGAACCCGAGTTTTCTCGGTCTTTCCTGTAATGCGTTGCTATAACAGGCTCGAGAAACTTTTGGAGTCTTTCTTTCGTTTTCTCGGTTGGGTTTTCTTTATATGCTCTATAACAATACCTGTAGGTATTGTAAAGCACAGCCTCATGGACGTCGAAATCTCCGGGGTTGTTCGCCTTAGCCGCAAATTTCTTTATTTCTTCTAAGTCGTACATTACGGTTCCTCGTATTCTGTGTCCCACCACTCATCAGGAATCGGAATGAAAATCTCTCCGTTGTAAGACGCCACTATCTTTTTTGGATTTTTCCCGAGCTTCAGTCCGAACGTTTCCTCAAATTTTCTGGCGTTTGTGAGGAGCGGATGTTCCAAACTCCACCTTTCAACGCAAGCTACCGCTTCTTTAGGGGCGGTTTTTTCTTTCAAACTATGGTCGTAATCAAGGTCAACGTCTCTTTCTGAGCCTTTTCCCACCATTCTCTCGCGTTCTTTGAGATATTCAATCGCATCCATCTTCTTCTTTCTCCTCGAATTCTTCTTCCCACCAACTACTATCGTTGGCAACGGGCGGAGTAACCATAACCGGGTTGTAGTTTTCTCCGATTATAAGACCCTTTTTAGGGTCAAAGCGGAACACTTCCTCGAATTTCTGAGCATTGGTCTTCGCTTTGCAAGATTCTTCATACTCTCTAAATTTCTCAATAGCCTCTTTCGCGGAAAGATTCGTCAAGACATCATCAGGGTGTATATATCCGAACACCTTTTCCTGTTCTTCGTTGTCCATTCCGCCACATGATGGGTGCCGAAGCTTTCTGGCAATGTTCCATGCCTCTTCAAGTCCCTTGTTATATTCGTCTGAAGAAATTTCTTGTAGCGTTCTCGGCGTCCATCCTGCCAATTGCTGGAACGCTATTTCCTTTCCGACTCGAAAGCCCTCTTGATAAAGGTCGTTCGTTAGTGTGGACTCCATCACTTCTTTTTCTACCTCTGCACGTCCGTTTGCCTTTCCGCTGTCGAAAGCGCCCTCAATACGGCTCTTAAACCAGTTGTCGTCTGTTTTGCCCTTGTTGTGCCAATCCATCAAGGCGGTTGCAACAATTTCTTCTTTCGTCTTCAATTCTCTTCCTCCGTTTTTTCTATCGGTCTTACAAATCTTGCGTCCGTCCACTGCCAGATTTCCTTCAGATCGAACGCCTCGTGGCATCTCGGGCACACCGGAGCCATCTTCCCCGAGTGATAATGCTCCACAATATTCTTTGCAACGAGAAGCCGTGGATTCCATTCTTCGAGTTTTCTGCGTTCTTCGAGCATGTAGTTCAATCTGTCTTCGTATCTTTCGTAATACTGCGCTATATTGAGAAGAGCCTCAAATGGCTCGATTATCGCGCCGCAATCTTGGCAATACACAAACCTATTCTTGACATCAATCTCATAGCGTGCCGTTTTACACTGGCACGTCTTTTCCATGCCGTACTCGACACGGAGAGCTCCGAAACTAACGATCTTGTCCGGAAGATCACCCATTCGGTTATTCCCCTGTGATCAGTTCTGAGTTCAGTTTGCCGATGTCGGTTGACATCGGGTATTTTGCGGCTTTGATGCTCTCTTCGAGGTCGTAGACCTTGACGTTACTGACCATGTTTGAAATCTTTTCCATGTTTTCTCCTTTCTTTTACTCGATGTTTGCATAGCTGGTTGTCATAACGCCCTTGATGTCGTCCGCTGAGACTGTGCATCCGGTGAGACTTGCGTTTGAAATTGTCGTTCTTCCAACAGTGACAGCGTCTGCGCACGCGGTATAGACAGCGTTGACGCACGTGGCAGTCGGCGTATAGTTGAATGCCATCCTACTGTCGATCCCGAGGTCATAGCTGGTTTTTTCCACATCGATGTTTGCCCCGATAAACGTGAATATCCACGAATACTTCTCTTGCTGTTCTTTGATCATGCTCCGGACCCTGTCCCACGTGTATTCTTTCGAGGCGTTCTCGTAGCCGTCGGTGATAATCGTAACCGAAACAAGACCGGGTCTGTCCTCTTCCGGGGTAGCTGCAAGCTTCTGTCCGACGCTGGCAACCGTTTTCCCGATAGCGTCCAGCATTGCCGTCATCCCGCACGGGCAATATTCTTTTTCGGTGATTTCTGTAACCGAGTCGATGTTCTCGCGGTCGTGAATAACGATATAGCGGTCATCGAACAGAACGGTTGTGACGTTTGCCTTCAGGTCCGGATTATCTTTTCCCAACTCTTTCTGCTTGTTAAGAAGAGAGTTGTACCCGCCGATCGTGTCCTTTGCGAGATTAGACATCGACCCGCTCATGTCGAGGATAAATACCATTTCTGTGAGATTGTTGTTCATACTTTATTCTCCTTTGTCAATATTTCCAAACCCGTAGCAGTACCACGGATCTGGCATGGCGTTATTCATGATTTCCTTGATTTTGTTTGCGATCTGCATCGTTGTTACAAAGTCAAGAATTGCATCCCTCTCGAATGTTTCGCAGTTGAATATCGACATAAGGGCCATGGCTTCCTTCGAAATTTCCTGCTCTTCCTTAATGTCGAATTCCTTCATCAGATCGCCCTTGTATCGACGTAGCAGATATGTATTGATTTTGTACATATCGTCCATCTGTTGCTCAAGGCGTTCGAGCTCGTAGGCAATATCAATGGCTTTGTTAGCCAACCTGAATTTGCTCTTTATATAGTCAGTCTGCATTCTCGCACCCCCTCTTTGCTGACTCGATCAGCCATTCCAAATAGACTTTGGCTTTTTCGAGATCCTGAAGTCCGTCTTTACTTCGCCATCTGCAAACGTACTTAATGACGTTTCCACAGCAGAACCCCTGATATTCTTCCGGTGTGAGCCACGACTCTAGTGCCTTGATACATTCGACGCCGCCCTTGTTGTAGTGCGTTGGGCTATGGACAGCGTTGCACGTTCTCTTTTCGGTCGCTTTTTCCGGTCCGTCATAATCGGTCGTGCTGACTTTTTCGAAATACACGCATTTTTCTTCGCTCCCGAGATATACGCAATCGCCCCTTCCAAAGTACATGTTGTATTTTTTGCTATTGGCTGGGTGCTCGCAAAAGCTTTCGTCCCCCGCTGTTTGCCACCTACACTTCTTTTTCACACTTTCCCTCCCTTAAAATATCATCGTTTGACTTTTTATAAGCGTCGCTACAGAAATCAAAATCTGCAGTATATTTACTTACATTGCGGCAATAACCAACCGCATGACTATCTTCGGTTTCGTTGTTTGTTTTCTTCCATCGTACACATTCGGCACAATAGCATTTCGCGGTCGGAGGTTTGTCGAAACGATGCTTGAGCTTCCAACGAGCTTTAAAAACATATAGTTTTTCATCTATTTTTTCTTTAACAATATAGGCTATTCCAACAAGCAACGCGCCAACGCAAAGCCATCCGATAGTTACGATGAATGGGTTAACGAGAATAGGATTTGCCATCGTTCGCCTCCACTAAGATTACGGTTCTCTCGGCATTAATAGCGGCATGTATTTCTGCGGCATAATATGTCCAGTCGTCCGGAACATTGAAGTTTTCCGCAAAAGACCCGGCGTCAATCAGACGTCTGCAACTGCTTGGAACTTCGACCAGCGGGCAGTTAGGATGCCGCCCCTCAAACAGCAACGCTTTGTGATCGGTCTGCATGAGGAAATGCCCCGCAACGCATTCCGTCTCTCCCGGAAAAGAATAATAGCAACAATAGGGACATTCCCGGCAATCTTCCGGTGTCTCGCTTGGAACGTAATAGCCCATATCACTCTTCCCCTCCACCAGCCTGTAACTCGACCATGATTTCGCCATAATCAGGCAACTTAATACCTTCAATAAGAACGTCAGCCATTATTTCACTCCATCAATCCTTAAAATGTTCGATAAAAGAACCCAACGGATCAGCATCTTCTTCTATCTTTTTCAGATATTCTTCTCTTTTTATTCCCTCAGAAATAACAGCCCGTCTTTCTTCGGGGAGAGATGGCACCCTATCCAATAACCGATTATTGTCCGATACTTTTATAGTCATTTCTCCCTTCCTCTTTTCACTTTGCGGGATGACGGTCGGAGTTTCCTTGATTACGTCGCAACGAACTACTCTCACGTCAGTATCATCGTCCATGTTTGCCCATTCGCATTCTGCAAGTAGTGCTGTCTTATCGATCAATTCTCCATGATCAGGCACTTCGATGAGAGGGCAGTCATCTCTGCGCTCGTTTGCAAAGCGTCTTGTATTTTGATAACCGTCAAGCACACCGCACCAGAACCCCTCTTGTTCTATGCCGCACTCCCAGCAGCTCTTCGGCATCTCCATGTCTTTAATGTAAATCGCCATCTCTACTCCTTTCCGCTTGCCGTAATGACGGTCGGGGCATCATGGGTTATTGACGTTTCTACCAATCCGACGTCCAGTTTCCAAAACGGCTTTCTTTGGTCTTCTGCTTTTAGATATTCGATATACGCATCCGCATCAATCAGCCTCCCGTGCGGCGGGACGGGGACGAGAGGGCAATCTTTGTCTCGCACGGCATCAGCCGTAGCCTTGCTCACATCTTTATCGTCATTCACGAGGCATCTGCCATACACATTAACTGGACAGCGTATACATTTTTTCGGCATCTCCATGTTCTTGATATAAATTCCCATGCTCATTCCTCCTTCATCACTCGTTCTCATCTGCCGGGATGACGGTGGGAGCGGATTCTATCTTCTCCAACAGCATTTTCATCCCTTCTTTGTAATCGCCATCACACATTGCAATCTCAAAGTCCGTTAGGCAAATCGCTTTGCGCTCAATCAAGTTCCCATGCGGCGGGACGGGGACGAGAGGGCAATTTTTGAGCCGTGTTGACCGTTGACTCGAAATAAGAGGATAACCTTTTATTAAACAACACGAATAATCAACGCCATTTGGGAAAGCCGCATTACATCTGCCGCACTCTGTCGGCATCTCCATGCCATTGATGTAAACTCCGCTCATGTTGCCCTCCTGTTCCAACGCTCGATTGTGATTCCTTCCGGATCATCTTCCATGCAATAAAACCAAATATCGCAAGCAGGGCATCCGGTCTGCTCTGAATAAACTGCATCAACAATATCGACATAAGCGCCATTTTCGTCATACATCGGAATGATATTAACGCCTGATTCAAACTTCGCATCCCCTCCACAAAACGGGCAAGGTTTAAGTTCGCTCATGCGTCAGCCTCCTTTTCGAGCCATTCAAGCCACGCCTTGTGTTGCGGGTTGTTCTCGTCATACGCAACGACTGCGGGATGCTCCGCGATCCATGCGGCCAACTCCTCAACACTCATAGCGCGGATGCGGTCGACGTTGGTGATGGGCTTTCTCTGAATTGGTGGATTTTTACGCTTCCATTCTTCGACTGTCATCACTCGCCCTCCTCTGCTTCGAAGAACGGGCATGCACTATCTGACGGTTCTACAGGTTCATGATCAAGTTCACAACATTTGACTGTAATATCAGAATACCAGTAGCAATCTCTACATTGTTTCATCACTCGCCCTCCTCTGCCTTGCAGAGCAAATCAAACGGCATCGAAAGTGGATTATCTCTTTCAGCGAATCCGAATCGTAACCTGACTTCTCTTTCAACATCTTCCAAGGCTTGCATATAGCCTTTGTGATATTTGGTTTCAATTACAGTATAATCTTTCCCATTATTGTACCAGAAGCTCGGCATATCATAAGCACAATGAAGCCCTAAGTCCGACATTACTCTATCAACAGTGTTGAACCGATCAAAGATTTCTGCCTTTTTGTCCGACAGAGGCTCTGTTTGTGCGTATGCGTTTTCATAGTCTTTGTCTGTATATACTTCCTTGCCTTTAGGAGCAATCTTCGCAATAGCACAACCTATGCCGTAATTATCTGGAATGTCGAAGATAGCAATATACTTCATGTTTCCTCCTTCGGCGGCTCTTCATCGATATACTCGACGCCGCAATTCGGGCAACATCTCGTGAGATACGGATACATAGATCCGCAGGAATTGCAGACAAAAGAATAACTTCTTTGACTTGCCTTTACTCTGTGCCATGTTCCAACCCGCTTCTTGCTCAGTTCCTCTATGACATCGGCAGCT